ACACGGGTATGAACGTTGAACTGAGCGGTCTCACACTTTTTATGCTCTACCACAAGGTCTTCGGTGGCAAGGAGTTTGGCAAGTTGAGATTTAATTTCGTGGTTGACGGGCATCGGTTTGTTGCGTATGAGAGTATCATACAAAAAAAGAGGGTGGTGAAACCCTCTTGTATGCCAGTTTAGGAAGTGGTCTCAATTTTCCTTTTTTGAAAGTATTTTCTTATTCAACATTATTGCATTTCTTTTCTGCTTATTTGTTTTTGGACCCTTTTCTAGAAATTTCTCAAAATCATTTCCCGGATCGTCAGCATCATATCCAAAAGTAGCATGTTTTTCAACGATACTGCTTCTCCACTCTTCACTCATATTTGCCATGATTACCAAAGCATTCTGATTATTATCAGCATAACCTTCCGCAACCAGATACTCTAGCATATAATCAAAGAGATCTGCTTCTTCACTAGTGAATCCCTTTTTAAATTCTCCAGCAGCCTTTTTAACCTTACCAGCGGTTTCTTTTGTTGCTGCTCCCATTTTTTTCAATCCACCCATAGCCTTATTATGTCTATCAATTCCTCTCAAAACTGCACCAGCAACATGATCTAAAGCACTCTTTTTCTTTGGTTGTTTTTTAGCAGCAGCGGCAACAGCAGATTGTCTCTTTAAGGATGCTTTCAATCCCGATGGTTTAGACTCTGATGCTTTATTTTCTGCTTCATGTCTTGCTGCCTTTTGCTTACGAAGAGCCTTCAGTGTTGCTGCCTTTGGTTTTCCCTGAACTGGTTTTCCAGAAGAAAGTTTAGGCTCAATTTTAGCACCGCCCGCTCTTGCTTCGGTTAAAATATACTCTTCAGAAATATCATAAACAAACTCGGCAAATTCTTCTACACCAAGTTCTTCAATTAAGATATCAACACCCTCATCATTTAGTCCCATTTCAATAAAATATTGTGCCGCAATTTGAACTTCTTCAGTAAGTTCATATGAAGAATGAACTTGTTTATAAGCCTCATAAAGACCTAAAATTTCTTGATCTCTCATTTTTTTTATCGTTTTTAGGTATTTATAAAAAGAGAACCGCCCCGTGAGAGGCGGTTCTTGAGTGCTTGGCGTCTTGCCTTTGCTTGTCGGAGTGCTTGCGGTTTGAGTTTCCGCTTTTGCTCTTTCTTAGAATGGTGCTGCCAGTTTGGAAGTTTCATTTTCCTTGAGTATCTGTGGACATCATACGAGAAAAACCCTTTACCTTCTCAAAGCGTATGACACTTTCAAATTTGTCATGCAGTTCCGCCTTATGGGAAATCACGAATATATTAGCATCCTTAATGACATAACGAATGATCTTCAAGAACTCATCGGTTCCAAAACCATCAAGGGAACTATCAAATACCTCATCCATAATCAGCAGGTTCGTATTCACAGAATTCTTGACCCGAGCAACTTCCCTCCAAGTGAAAAGGAGTGCCAAATCAATTCTCATCTTTTCACCTTCACTAAAAGAACTATAAGAAAAGTCTTCGTGAATAGGTGATTTTACAGTTTCATTAAACTCTTCATCCAGATGGAAATTAATATAAAAATCCATCATTTGAAGATAACGATTGACCTGCTGATTTATGAACGGAAGATACTTCTTAATGATCTTCGTCTTTACGCCATCGTCCCTGAGTAAGGAATAGGCAAAATCGTAATAAACAATTTCTTCTTTTTTCTTGGAAAGGTCTTCAAATGTTTTTTGGAGATTTTCTTTAAATTCTTCTAACTTCTCATGTTCAGTATTTCGGTTTTCAAGTTGTTCGGTAATAGTTTGAATTTCATGTTCAAGATCTCGTATTTGTCTCTGGTTGAGGGAAATCCGAGTATTGTTTTGAGAAATCTCATGATTGAGTTTCGTAATCTCCTTGGATAGAACTAGAAATTGACGCTCTCGTTCTTGTTCTAACTTTATAGTCTCCTCAAGTTCTTGAAAACCTTTCTGGAGTTCCTTTGCTTTATTTTGAGCGTCTGCTATTCTATTTAACCGAAACTCATCTTCAATAGTTTGAGTACATGTAGGACAAACCGTATTTTCCGAGAAAAACTTATGCTCTTTAGTAATGACAGATACCTTTTGGGATAATTTGCCCTTAAGATTGTTAAGCTTTACTAACTTATCATCAGCACCAATAACTTCCTCTTGCTCTTTAGTATATGCAAATACCTGTTCTTCAGTCTTGGCGTTTTCGGAAATATAATGTTCGATTTCAGTATCTAAATCGGAAATTTTCCGTTTATTAGTATTGATATTGGCATTTCCACGGTTCTCCAGTTCTTCGATGAAATTCTGCTGCATCTTCATCTTATCTTTAATATTCTCTTTACGCAACTCAAGAGATTTGATCTGATCCTTTTGAGTGCGAATACGATCCTTGATGAGATTATTCATCGCAGAGAAGATACGAATATCCAAAAGATCCTCAATCACCTCACGACGATTTGCTGTCGTAAGTTGCATAAAAGGAACAAACGTGCTGCTACCAAGAATAACAATCTGAGTAAAGGACTTATAATTTACCTTGAGAATATTCTCCTCAAGGATCCTTTGATTGGCACGATCATCCGCCTCCTTATGAAGCGGTGAACCGTTGACTTCGATGTCGAATATATTCGGTTTAATTCCACGACGAACAAGATACTCTCTACTGTTGATGGAAAACTCGATTTCCACCACGCAATCTTTTTCATTTACAGTATTAACTAATTGTGGTTTATTGATCTTACGGAATGGTTTATTAAAAAGAACAAACGTAAGAGCATCTAGAATTGTAGACTTACCTGCTCCATTTGTTCCAATAATCAGATTTGTATTGTGCTTTTCAAAATCAACTTCAGTCCACTGGTTTCCAGTAGAAAGAAAATTTTTCCATTTAATCTTGTGAAATACTAACATGTTTTGGCGGAATTACAATATCGTCAGGAGTGACCACAGCATACTTGTAATTATACATCTTACAAGTCTTTATGGCAAGCTCATCATCAACTTCAACAACATCCATTTCGGTGTCTTGCTGATCTTCAAGCATCAAGGCATAGCGAACAGCATCATCTTCTTCCTCAAATAAAAATAAGACTTTATGTCCATATTGATCTTGAACTGCATATGCACCATCGTCTTTTCGGTCTTTAAGAGTGAGAAGAAACATTACTCTACTTCGCAGGCTTGTTGATAGAGATCTTGAAAAATTCCTTTAATGATGTTTTTATCATAGGAAAACTCTGCCTCATCAATATACCGATTTAGAATTGAAAGTGTATTTTCTTCTTCGGTAATTTCAAAGTCTTCACTTTCTTGAATATCAAAGTTCTCAACAATCTTGAGTTCTTGAATTCCAGCAGTATAGAGTTTATCAATAAACTTTTCAAAATCTTTTGGTTTAGATTTCTTACGAACAATCACCTTAACAATCTTATTCTCATACTCACTAGCATCAAACAATTGATATGGAGTATCTTCATAATAAATGTTATAAAACAATTTATAAGGATTATTAACTGGAGTATGAGTAAGGGTTTCCGTATCAAAAATATGAAATCCGCGAGTGTCGTTCACATCAGTCCAATACATCTCATATGGATTTCCAAGATAGAAAACCTTTCCATTATCGGAACGAGTGTGATAATGACCCGAGAAAACCTTTTTAAACTTATCAAAAATTTTCCAATCTAATCCATGTTCTTCCATAATCAGATTTCTGTTGACACGAAATCCCTGGAGTTCAAGGTGCCCCATAGCGACCTTTGCCTTTGATTTCTTAATCTCATTAAGAGTTAGATCATAGTTCTCACTACAAATCCAGGGAACCATCATAACACCCAGACCACCAACATTAATGGTTTGTGGAGAACTATATGATTTTACGTTTGGATAATCCTTCAGAAGAAGACTAGGAGAGTTGACGTTATTGGTATTCTTGTAGTAGCAATCATGATTACCAATAATCATATGAACCTCATATTTCCGCAGAGGTTCAAATACAACTCTCTTCGCCCATTCAAGACTTTGATAATCAATTGATTTGCGACTATCAAAAGCATCACCCATATGAATGACTGCTTCTACCCTGTGTTCTTCAAGGGCAGGGAAAAATACGTTTTTATAGAAGAGTTCAAAGTGATCGTGAAGATACTTGGAACCCTTACGAGCACCATAATGAGTATCTGTGATAATAGCGACTTTCATCGATTGCGATATTGAATTGCGTCCTTGATGCTATTGTAGTCGGAACTGTGCCCAAAAAGCAAGCCATCGTCAACCATCATCACCTCATCAAAACCAGATCTCTCAATAATCTTGGTTTTAATATCTAACTGCTTCTTTTCCTTTTGAATTCTTCTCAGAAATGCATAGTGAATGATTTGCGTAAAGTATGCAAAAGGGTTTTTTGATTTTTCTGGATCAAAATTATGAATATATTGAACGCAATTTTCTATGCCATCAGAAATCATGTCTTCACGAAACATGTAATTGACGAAATTAGGTTTATATGATAAGTGAGTTGCGATCTTAAGAAAACATTCTCCAAGATAGTTTGGTATAGAAGGTTTTCCTTCCCAATGTTGGGCCCTATCTTCCCTTGTTGGAAGTCTAGAATTTTTTTTATAAAAATCTGCTTCAACTTTACTTCTATAAACAATCAGGGCTTCAAGTAATTCCTTATTGTTGACATAATGTTCTGATTTCTTTTTTGACATAGCATCGGTCTTTTTATTAAATTATTTTTATTAATGTTAATTATAGCACATTTAAACCTCTTGACAAAGTATCAAAATGGCAGTAGAATCGCTTTGCTAAGGATGAAGATAATAATCTAGCTTTCTTTATTATTCTTAAATAAATCTTCAAGTCTCTTACGGGCAGACTCAACGGAAGATATGTATCCCATTTGAGTTGATACACCAACTTTTCCATCTGAAGAATTAAACTCGTATTGATTTGAAGATTCTGAAATATAATCATTATAAATTTTAATTAATCTCTCATCATTAGTTTCGGACATAGTAATGACACTGCTCAATCTAATGATAAAGATATCTTCATCAGATAATTCTATCCACGGTCTTACTTTAATAAATGTTCTAGAATCATTATGAATTATTTTCATAATGATAGGATTTTGCGCAACAATTATCGGATCTTCTCTACTTTCATCAATCGATATAAGAGAAAATATCTCTTCTCCTGATACTAATTTTATAATAGAGTAAAATTCTTCTCCCATATTAATTCTTAATTGGTATATTTACAATATCGTAATTAAAATTTTCTTCATTATAAATTTTAATTCTTTCAATAAGGTGATTTAGAGTATAATTCTTCTTTGACTTATAACTAATATCATCGGCAATATCATATAAAGTTGCCTTTGATTTTTGGTCCCCCTTTCTCAGAACTCTTCCGATTGATTGGAGGTTTCTGATTCTTGATTTACTAGGGGAAGCAAAAATAACGTTATGTAAATTTCTGATGTTAATACCAGTAGAAAAAGTCCCGTAAGAAGCAACGATGATAGCATTGTTTTCTTTCTCAGTAATTTCTCTTACCTTTTCTCGATCTTCAGTGGCGACACCTCCATGAACAAAGAAAACATGACGATCATCAGTTTTGCTATTATTTATGAGATCGTATAGAGGTTGTCCATGACCTTCAACTCTAGAAAAAAGAATTAATGTATTTCCTTTGAGATCTAAAGCAAGATTTTTAATCAATTTATTACGTTTTTCGTGATTAATGATATACTGAACTTCATCTTCAAACTTTTCAAATTTTTGGGGAGGATGTTTGAGTAACAAGATATTAATATCTAAAGTTGCAACATGACCCTTCTTCATGAGTTCATCAGTTCTGATAATCTTATAAGAAGCGCCAAATAACCCCTCCAAAACCCATTTATGAGTTTGTGATCCGTCTAATGTTCCAGTAAATCCAAAACGATATTTTGCATCACAAAGTTTTGTCATTATAGATACTAATGACTTAGACTTGAACTGGTGTGCCTCATCTCCAACAACCACATTAAATCTTGAGAAGTATTGTTTGGGAAGTTTGTAGATAGACTGCCAAGTTGTAATAATTACCTGCGAGTCTGTTTCTCTTTCTTTTCCAGCGTATATTTTGTGGCAATATGAACCCACATCCCACCCATAATCTGCAAAATCTTTATACATCTGTTCTACAAGGGATGTCGTCGGGACGACTATCAGAGTATTTTGCCCTTTTTCAACGTAATATCTCACAATCGCATATATCATCAGAGACTTTCCAGAAGCAGTTGGAGATATCAGTAACTTGCGATTATGTCTTAAAGCGTCGTATACTCCCTCAACTTG